TGGATGACGATCGGGTGCGGCATCGTCTGCCCCGTCGCGTTCGCAATATCCGTCGGATCCGGAAGCTCACCCTCCGACGTCTTCACGATCAATGGGATGGCCTGCGGGGTGATCCGACCGTGCGTCAACGACCGTCGAACCACCTCAGGTGTGTCAGGGGCGTCGTCTTCATCAAATCCCATCGCCTCACGTAACGCCTCGTCTGAAATCGCGAGCCGATCGTGCGCTTCCATTGCCACCTGCGACCGGTTCGGGTCCTCCGCAAGCGGGGTGATATCAACGGCAATCGTCACCTGAGCCACGGCGTCAGGGTCATGGTTCAACGACAACAATGCTGGCCGTAAGAATGCCTGAGTCAAACAGGCGGCAACGGTCTCAGCCATCGGCTGCACTTGATGCTTTATGGATTGCGCGTCGATGATCCACGCATTCCAGTGGCTCATTGTTCCGACGCCCTGGACCTGTTCCGGTTGCACATCCAACCCGCGCAGCAACCGCAAAATAGCCGCACCCTGGCGATCAATGAGCTTTTCAGCGTCAGCGCGTTGCAGCACTAGGTGCTGGACACCGTCGATGTCGTCGCGGTCCCCGCGGATAACGATCGGTACAACGCTCTGCGGGTCACCGTCGTCACGGATCGGGGCGATCATCGCGGCGGTGAAATCCGCCATGAATGTGTCCGACGCGACCCCGTCGTCGTAGTCGTCGTCCTCATCGCGGGTGCGAACAAGAGACAGCGTGGACGGTAGGAGCAGGAGCCCATTAGCGGCGACACGGGACCGCGCGGCGGCGCGCTGCTCCCGACCGGCCAGGACAACGTCTTCTGCGACGTCAAGAAGGCAGCGGAGCGGAGAGTCGGCGAGTAGCCCCCACTCTGGGTGCGGTATCCAAGTGCGAAGAAGATCTTCGGTGTTCGGGTCAATTGCCCGCATGCTGGTCGAGTTCGCCGACGGCAGCGTGTTGAGCATGACCCGTCCGTCGGCGGTGGCGGTGATCTCACTCGTGGACCGGACCCAGAACCGTTCGTCCGAGTCGATATGGACCCAACCCTCACCTGCGACAGACAGATTCTCCACCAGTCGGGCGGTGAAACCGTCCGGGTTGGAGTCCAAGGGAAGCCGCTGGAAGTTGACTACCGCATCGTCTGCGAGTTGCTTATCGAGGTCGTGTTCTTTCCCATCCAAAGGCGTCGGGTCATCCGGCCACGCCTTTACCTGCGCCGGATAAAACCGGGCACGGGCGGTGGCGCGGGACAACAGCCGGATCGCGTACCGCAACTCCCCGATAAGATCACGATAGCTCCAGGCGGCGGACTGCCAAGCCTGTCTCGTGGCGACAAGCGTTAGGCCGGTGTCGCGGCGGGTGAGGTCGATGCGTTGCCCGTCGGCGCGGAGCACTTTCAGCGGGAACGGCCGAGGTTGTGTGGTGCGGGGTGTGTCGGGGGGTGGTGCTTGGCGGCCGAATAGACGCAACGCGCGCACCCCCGACTATCCTGCGTATACGCCGAGACGGGAGACGGGTTTAGCCGATGACAAGGGTTGAACAGCGGCACACGCATTCAGGCGAGATCCATACCAACATTTACTCGGTGCGGATCGTGGCAGAGACGGCGACGATGCACGAGTGGCTAGACCATGAGGACGCGGTTACTGACCGGCGCTGGGGGGTGTTCGGCCCGCAGATCGGTGAGTCTGTGCCTTTCACACCGGGTGTTGCTGTGCACTTCGACCCGCCGGTGAAGTCAACGCGTGTTCACGTCGTCCTACGTCTCGACAACGGCACTGCGATTTCCTACACGGAGCCTACGATGCTGTGGAAGGGCTGCACGTACACGCTGGTCATCGATTCCATTGCCGACCCCCTAGATGGCCTTACTTTTTAACGACGGTAAGAACGATGTTATCTGTGGACCCTGCCACGGAGCCGCCCGCTGGTTCAACCTTGGACACGTTCCAATCCGCCAAATGCGCAGCATCCGGCGCGGGCAGCGTCGTATCCTGCGTCCCGTAGCGCAGATTAACGAACCCGACCCTGTGTAGTTCATCGTCGGCGAGCTGCGCGTTCTTCCCGACCAGGTCGGTGGGGATGGTGAGCTTCGCGGGGTTCCCGTTAGCATCCGTCGCAGCCGTGGTGGGCACCGGCGGCGCATTATCGGCTTGGTCGTTGCTGCATCCGGCGAGGACTATCCCGCCGGCGAGGATTGTAGCGAGTAGCGTCACGGTTTTCCGCATAATGACAGCTCCCTAACGGTTTACAGTGTTGACGCGTTTATTCGGCGAGGTGAGCAAGATGCCCAGCTGCGGCGGACCCAACTAGGACACGCGCAATCCACGGCCACGCTCGCGGATACTTAATCCGGAGTACCACCACAAGCACGGCTACCCACGTTGATAAGCACCAGGGGCAATGAATTAAATCTGCGAACCGGGACCCGCCGGCCTTAGCCATCCACCAGGAGCGCACCTCGGGCATCGGCCACACGTCATCCTCTTGCACGAGACGGGTGAGCCGGGCGACCGCGATGGCGTCGATGACCGCTTCAGTGGCCGCCGTGGGCGCGGGAAGCCTCATCGCGCCCTGGCCATGACGGTTGTGTTCCATGGTGGGCCGCTCCACCGCGCCAATGGTCCGCAGGCGCACCCGCCGCCGGGGGTTATCACCACGAGTCCCCGATCTGTGTGGACGGAGAATCCTGCGCGGGCTTTCCACGGTCCGGGGATGGTTGTGCGGTCCCAGTCGATGTCGGCGTGCCATTCGGCGGCATACTCGGGTTTCCGCCAGATGTGCAGGCCCGTGTTTTCGTCACCGCTAGCGACGATGATGTACACGCGTCGCCACGTTTCACCGTTGGGGAGCAGCACCGTGGCGGGGAAGTATTGTCCGACGGTGACTGTCACTTCTGCGGACCTTGCGCGCCGTTATTACTGCACATGATGGCCGCGATCAACCGGATACCTTTCCATTCCGTGAACCCGGCTTTGACGCTGGCTGCGTAGATCTCGCGCATGGCAACCAGTGCCGTGTCAAGGTTGCCGAACTCGCCGGGCGCGATCCCGTCGGGCTTCCAATCGCTCACAAGCGGACTACGTTCTGGGCTGTCATGTTGGCAGTATCCCCGGTAGGTTCGGGGCGGTCTGGTAGGCCCATCTTCCGGCGGGCGGCCATGACCCGCTGCACCGCGTCGGTGTGCTCCGGGTAGCGGTGTCCTTTGGGTGAGAGCCATGTGTCACCTACGCGGCGCCACTCTCGGCAGTCGTACACGTCGTTGCGGCGGTGTGACCGGCCCCTGCGTGCTGGACGGTGGTAGATCGGCCCCGACCCGTCATACGTCTGCATCCGCCAATCAGAGTGGGCGGCGACTTGCGCCTCCGTGAACCCCTGCCTCAGCGCGATCGCCAACTCGGATGCGGTGCGGGCGGCCTGCACCCAACCGGGCACGCGGGGTTGCGTGAGTCGCCACCGGCCGCCGGCAAGCTGTTCAATGGTGACGGTGATCTGCTTGACCTGGTGGGGGACGGGGGCGGCGCCGTGAAGTTCGCCTGTGTGGGATCGGGTGGAGCGGGTGGGGATGGTCACTGGCGCACCCCCTATTGGTAGGCTACCTCATGAGCGAATTCCGCGAAGTGGTCCATGAATGGGCGCGTCGTCAACTAGCAAACCGATCCGGGCATACCGGCCCATACACAATCGGACATACCAGCCTTGAGGAGACCGACGGCTACTACTCGGACAGCACGTTCGACCCTAGCGAGGTCTGGATTAGTATTCAGTTCACCCACGATGCTGGCGCATGCGAACGCTGCATTTCAGATTTAGCGTCCCGGCGCGAAGGAAACAAGAAGAATGGGTTCCCGGAGGGAAGCTGGGTACCACATGATACGCAACACTGGTCGATGATGGAAACTAGAACGACAGTGGAAATTGTGAACGAGCTGCTAGCCATTGCCGATGCCGTTTAGCGGGCTCCGACCACTCTAGTGTTCGTTTGTTTCTTCTGCTCGGCTGCCTTGCCACGCGGCGAAATGTCCGACCGAGTTCGCGTAACACGAAATTAACCCGACCCAAAGAACTGAGTCGTGCCACCACAACACCGTCGGAACAACAAGTAGCGCCCACACAATGGTCAATGTTGCGTGAAGGTGACGGTAAAACTTGGCTCCCGGTTGTTTCATACCTAACGCCGGACGCTTCTCGTGATCCGATTATTCACCGGACGGTTGCGTAAGCTCACCGACGACGTGGGAATCCGCTCATTAGATCGTTCCAAACTTGACGCGCCCTGACCGGACAGCAGCGAGCACGCATGAGACATTGCGTCGACACGGTCAGGGGAGTCTTGGCCGGGTTGCCACAAACTCGCCTGCCACTCCAACCGCGAATGCTTCCCCACCATCACAGCGCGCCCCGTCTCAAACATCGGCGCCACCAGTTGCATCCGCAACTGTTTAGAGCCTTTAGCGACGATCGCGCGGAGGCGGGGACCGGTGTCGCCGAACCGCAGAATCCCCTCAACATCACCAATGATCTCGGCAAGCTCGGTTTCAATCATGATCCGCTGATCGCGGGGATCGTCCGGGCGCACCAGCCGCTTTAATGCCGCGTCCAGTACGTTATCCGTTTTGTGCAGGGCGACGGCCTGCTGGTGCAACCGTGCCCACGCTTCCCTGATCCGCGTCGGCAACTGCGACAACGACCTTTCAAACGCCAACGTCGGCGCACCCCGCCGCACACACGTCAGCAGCGCAGTGCGAGCCCACCGGGCCACTGTCATCGCCGCCGACAGGTCGTCGAGGATGTACACCTTGCCCGACGCGGGGTCGGTGGTGGCGACGATGATGCCGGCTTCGTCGCCGTCGCCCTCATTGTCGGCGGGGTCCACTACCACCGTCGGCGGCAAACACCCCCCAGGGGCAGCCGGGACGCGCCAGGTGTTGAACCAGTCCACTTTGAACACGCCGCCCTCAAGCGGCGCCGGCCGCCCCTGGTACAGGGCCGCGAACACGCGTTCACCGACGCGGCGGCGGATCTTTTCCCACTGCGCTGGGGTCCTGCCGCGGGCCGATTCCATCCATTCACCCACGGGCCGGTTCAACGCGTCCGGGGTGACCCCGTCGGCCAGGGCGGGGATGTTCACGACGCGCCACTCGCGCTGCTCGGGGGGGAGTTCCTGGTCCTGTTCGATCAGCCACCCGGACAGGTCCCGCTCCGCCCAGCGCGTCGCGATTACCACTACAGATGATTCCGGGGCGAGCCGGGTTTCGGATACTGCGGTCCACCAGTCATGTAGCCGGGACAGGATTAGCGCCGAATCGGCGTCCCTCGCGTCCTTGAGCGGGTCATCGACGGCGAGCACACCGTCGATGGGGCGGCCAGTGAGTCCGCTGCCGACGCCGACGCAGATCAGGCCACCGGTGTGTCCGGCGAGGGTCCAGTCCGCCGCCGCTGAGTGGTCCCGAGCGACGGAGATCCCCAACCTGTCCGGGACCGGCTCACCGGTAGCCGGGTCGGTCACGTGGGACCCATGGGTGTCGATGATCTGCCGGATCGCCCGCCCGGATGTGCGGGCCAAATCCACCGCATACGAGGCGATCACGTTACGGCGTTCCGGGTGCAGTTGGAGTTTGCGGAGGATCGCCCACCGCAGAGCAGAACTTTTGCCTTCCTGGGG